GATTAAATAAAGTTAAGAAGGACGAATGAACAAAAGAATTTTACTTGCTCATGTTTTGCTTAGAATATCTAGATTTCTTAAATGGAAAAGATTAGCCACATGGATAACTTACAATGTTAGATTTACTAAGTCTAAAAAATGAAAAAACCCGTTGTTTATAAAATCAAACGCTTAATAGACGGCCGTGTTATTGGCAAAGAAGGGCTTTATGTTGCTGTTCCGGACCGAAATCATAAAGGCCATCGGATTCAGGTTGAATACAACGGGGAGTATATGATTATCCCAAACTGGCACGCGGCTGAGGCGTTCCGGCGCTTCCACGATCTTCATGGCAGGGCGCAAGATTATTTACTGGGGTATTTTGCTTGGAAGCCGGAGGGGAAGGTTGGGACTACACAGCTTGCCGATAAAGCTATTGAATATCGGGGCAATACTGCTTTTATTAAATGAAAGATTTAATTTGGCTCATCTTAGGCATGATAATTATGGCTGTATGGTTTTTGGGGTTTGTTTCTATCGGAAATTTAGGACATTAGTTATTTGTTTGTAGGGTTGAGGCGTATAGCCCTGAATCAGGTTCTCAATCCTACAAAGAGGTAATCAAGGACATTAAAAATTAGTAGATTGTATTGGTCGGATATGGCGATATGAACGATAAAAAGTTTAGTATCTAAAGTGCTACTTATCCGCCCAACTAGAGTTTATTAATCCCTAAGTTAAAACAGAAAGGAGAGATGAGCATGTATCAATTAAATAAAACAGAAGCACAATATTTGAAACATCAACTTCAAGCACATGATGGCAAAAGTAATGTAAACTGCCCTTTTTGTAGAAGTTATAAGAAAAAGATTGGCGATAATTGGAAAAGGCTAATCTCTAAATAAATACTAAATATGACAACTAAGTTTACAACTGCAACTGGAAATAAGACAACTATGAAATATCAGACTAATATTAAGGGGATAGAGAAGCAAACAATTAAAAATTACTTCCTTCAAGTATTTGGTTATACATGGGCAAGAGCAAATCCTAAAAACATTTCATTTGCGGACAAACACGATCTTAAAGTTCTTGAAGAATTGGCTGAGAGTTTAAGTAATCATCTAAACTCATTAAAAAATAAATAAGGTATGAAAAGAGTGATTGCTAAAAATACTTTAAGTTTTATGACATCTAAAAGTTATAGATTTATTAGAACGCCATTGGATATTTGGAAGAATCTTAAAAATGAATTTCCTTTTACGCTTGATGCCTGTGCCTCTGATAATAATGCTTTACTCCCAAAATACTATACGAAAGAAAATTCTTGTCTTGATAAAGAATGGACAGGAGAAGTAGCTTATTGCCACCCTATGTTTGATATGCATATTGGAGATTTTGTAAAGAAGGCATTTGAAAGCAAGTGCATAACAGTTATGCTTCTTCCCGCTTCTACTCATACAAGATATTTTCACAAATATATTTATAATAATCCTAGATGTGAAGTGAGATTTTTAGAAAAACCGAAAAGAGGTTTTAATTTTGGACATGAAAATGGAACTTTTGAGGAAATTAAAAATGGAAAAGTTGGCTACATAAAACCTTTAATGATAGTTATTTTTAGGAATGATGAAAATAAATAAGGCATGATCCGACTTATCAAAACTATATTAAGGCCTTTCTGGGAATTATTAGATTCTTTGCTAGATTCTAGTCAAAACCCATGAGTTGGAGTCAAATTAAACGGGATAAATCAGATGTAGATTTCAGTACCTACATTCGCTTGAAAGCCAAAAAATGTGCAAGATGCGGAAGGAGAGGAATAGGAGAAAAAGGCATAACTGGATTACAAGCTAGTCATTTTCATTCCCGAAGAAAGTGGTCAACACGCTATGACGAAGAAAATGTAGATGTATTATGTATAGGCTGTCATAAATATTTTACAGAACATAGGGCTGAATACAAAGAATGGAAACTCAAACAAATAGGACAGAAAGCCTATGATCGCCTTGAAGTAGTTGCAAATGCAACAGGAAAGAAAGATTTTAAGTTGATGAGAATAGTTTGGCGAGCTGCTTTGCGTGATCTAGAAGAAAAACTAGTTAGAAGAATTAAAACATAAATTGGAGCAAGAGTTAAATAAGCTAGAAGATCTAAAGTGATATAATTACTCAATGCGATGTATCCGAAAGAATTGTAAAAATTATGCAGAAATTCACCCCCTCTACGGTACCATACCTTGCGAGGCGTGTCGTCAAGAAAAGGATGGAAGTATTCCCTCCCGCCGGAAGTTCCAGTTTGCTAATATTGGCAAGCTCCATCGTGTCCAAGCACAGCGCGATGCCCATCTCGCTGACCTTCTTCAGCCATTTGAAGGGAATCGCCCGAATGTTGATTTTTTTAAAAATTATCCTGACAAGGTTGACGATTATCAAGTCAGAGGGGAATTGGAGAAAATATGAAGTTTGATAGCAGGATAAATGATATTACTCAGAAGTTTTTTATGGAGGCTGTTGTAGATAGCATAACCAAGTCTAATCCTATAGTAGAAAAACTATTGAAAGATAGTGAGGGTGTAAAAATAACATGGCAAGATAGAATTTTGTGGTTTGTTAATGATTGGATGAGGAGATTTTCTCTTGCTTTTGAAGCGCTATCTGGTAGACATAGATGTGAAGATGAATATTAAATATGAAGCTCAAAGTCTTAATTAACGCTCTCTACTTAAAAGATGGCACACGTGCTTTTCTTGAGCCATTAGGATATCGTCTTGTTAGGCGAGTGGATGATTCTTATACTGAAGAGTGGTGGTTGTTTCCTTTTAATTATCCGGTACGCTTTTGGCACTGGCTAAAGTCTAAGATTAGACGACCTATAATATGAATAATAATTTTAAACGAAAACTAACCGATTTTGAAATTCAAGGCATCAGGGAATGGATGGAAGGCGCATCGCAAGACAGGAAACCCTCAATCCGTACTATCGCAAAACGCTTGGGCGTCAATCGGCCGACTGTAATTAAGGCCCTGGGGGGCTGGGAAGGAATACAAAGAAATAGACCTCAAGTTGAGAAGAAACAGCGAATAATTGATCGTAATATATCTAGTCCTGTCCGAATTGAACCTATGACTACGGAAATACCAGACGATCTTAAAATATAATGGAGGTAAATTGTGCCAAAAGGTAGAGTAGTTTATGGCCCGACGCCTATGCAGAAACGTGGCGTGGATAATATTTTGTCTGGTAAGTATAATGCCGCCGCGCCAGCTTTGCGCGATGCTGGATATAAACCTAAGACGGTTATTAATCCTCAAGAGAATTTCTTCAAAGCCCAAGGTGTCGGATTGTATCTTAAAACCCTCTCTAAGGTGGCAAAGAAACGATGGAATGTGTCCTTGCCTGATAAGGTGGCTCTCACTTATCTTGATGGACTTGAGGCTACTAAATTATATGGTAAAAATGCGATTGAAGCGCCTGATTACATGGCTCGGAAGGTTTACGCTGATCGCTTCGCCGAGTTTTTCGGGTGGACTCATGGCGATCTTGCGCCCGGAGCTAAACTTCAGCAGTTTAATTTCTTCAGCGTAGACGAAAAAACCAGGAATGACTTCAATAGTCATTTTAGAGAGTTTTTAAAACAATTATGATTGATCTCAGGCTATGGCATTGGAGTCCTTCTTCCCATATGATTCGCCTCCTTTTGGACATGCCTTCATGTTGGGATTACCCTGTCGTAGCCTGAGTTTTTTATGTATTGTATGCATTGTAAAACTAAACGCGAAGGGCGGAATCATACTATTAAATTAATCCGTGACGGTCGGCGTCGGTCCTTGCGTGCTACTTGTGAGATATGTGGTACGGTTATGTCTAAGTTGATTGGGAAGGAAGAGTATGCGCTTTGAGGATTTGCTTTTCGTTGTTTTTGTCATCTTAGGAGTTGTGGCTCTATTTTTCTTCCTTGTCTGGATATTATTTTAATCTAGGCTTACTATCCTCACTTCTTAATCCAATGCCTCTCAAATTGCAACGTTGTGTGTCTAAATCAGCCTCATTTTATTAGGTAGCCTCGTGTTAGCCTCAAATGAGCAAAATACTATATGACTTGACATTCCCTAATGCTTGTGGTTATATATGGTATGTTCGTTATTTTGAAAGGGGGTGAATTATGAGCTTACTTAAAATAGAAGAGGGTTTTGCTTCCGGCGCGTCCGAATGGCCCCATGGTCCTATCGGTGTTTATTCTGGTAAATATTGCGCGTTAGCTGAGGATGGTTATCTTGGTTATGGTACTATCGGTGGGGATTGGACTGTTGAGCGAATTTCCCATTTTGAATCGTGGGAAGATTTAAAAACTGAAGATGACGTTGCCTTGCTTCTTTGTAATTTAGTTGCTAGTTTTTAATTTAGTTTTTGATCCTGCTTTGTCGCAAAAGCGCAAGGCAAGAATGAGACGCTAAGGGAGGTGATATTCTATGCCAGACTTTCATTTATGGTCGTATGAAGGTTTAATCTCTTATCTTCGTGATTTATATGATCTCGTTTATGTTAAGAATATTGAATCCGCCCAAGTTCATTATTGGGCTGTTATTAATGAGCTTGCCCGCCGGGGATTTAAGACTGATCGGGTCGCTGGTCCTGTTGTTCGTGTTTGATCTCTGACTTTGTCCCTTTCTGCTCAGGGGACAAAGACGAGGGGTTAAAAAAGCGGGCTTCTTTGTTCTTCTTCTTAATCGTTGTATCCCATTGCAATGCATTATCATCTTGCAGGATTAGTATGTTAGGGTAGGAATTATAGTGTGCGGGGGACGATTTCTTAAAATTCCCCTTTTTCGCACTTTTAATTCCGTCAGTTCAGCCTGATTTAACGCTCCAAACGGCTCATGTCGTACTACCTATCTTGTGCGACATGGTACAGCCTCACTCCCCTTGCTTCTGTTGTTATAGGCCTCTTTTCCCTCTCTTTTTGCTCTTTATGGTGTTATTCCTTACTTCACGCATGGGACTTTGCTGTAGCTGTTCGTTACTGTATCACTCTTTCTACGTTTCTCACGCTTAGTGCGGTTCGTACTATAAGGTATACTATGTGCTTACCCCTAATCAAGAGGGCTTAAATCGCATTGTAAGGGGCTAGTTTTAGGTGATATATGCTTCTCTGTGCGTAGGTATCTATATATAGTGTTGTTTGTTATTTGTGTGCTCGTTGTTGGAGAAGGGGGGGTATACCCCTGAAAGAGTCTCATCTGGCCGGCAGGTACTCTCCCCCGCCCTCCCGTACCTTTTCCGTACAGTCCCTTTTCCTTTTTTAATTTTTTTTTGGGAAATTGGCAATCACCCCTTGACTTAGTTCTTCTAAAAGAAATATCCGTTGTGAGTATTGTAACCGTAGGGCGGCTATCGGTAAATATCAACTGACAATTTACGATACGGATTTGGGGGAACAAATTAAAGAACTAAACATCTGTCAAACTTGTATAGACGGGGCGAAGCGAGAAGGGGTGGAGGTTAAGGAATTATGATTTGTCCTAATGATGGTACTCAAATGCACCAGTTTAACAAAGAAGGCGGAGGTGTTTCGCTTGATGATTATTATGAGACGTGGGAGATTAAAGTATGCGAAAAATGCGGGAGGAAGGTGAAGGAATTTTATTCCGTTAAAGATGTGGAAGCCTAACTATTTATATAATGGTTTTAAAACCAAAGAAGAAGCAAAAGCGGGGGTGTTTAATTACTTATTGAAACATCAGCAGGCGATTGTTAATCATGGATTTTCTAACGAAGTTATGTTTACAATGGGGGATATGGAGTTAATTTTACATGGGAAAGGTAGAGATTTGGACAAAGCAAAGGCGAAAGCTAAAGATTGAGTACGAGAAACGTGGAATCACGACATGCGAACTTCGCTTTCCCGGTTGCTGGTTTGATAACGCCCTGGGTTTTGCCCATCGTTATAAGAGATCAGATCCCCGATGCGAGCATACCTTTAAGGGGACAATCCTTGCCTGTAATCCCTGTCACGATAAAATAGAATACGATAGGGAATTAACCCGAGCCTCTTTTAATAAACTTCGTGGTATACTTTATGAGTGAATCAACTAGATCTCGTTCAAGCCGCTTCCTTTAATTGCATAAGTTTTATTTTGTCAAACAACCTCGTCAACGAAAACGGCTCTCCTTTTGAGTTCAAGGATCATTCATTTATGATTGATCCTTATCTTGATAATACTCCAAAACAAGTTATCTTAAAGTGCGCGCAGATTGGGTATTCTACAATGGCGATTCTTCGTTCCTTTCATCTCGCAAGGTTTGCCGGAGCGAATATCATCCATACTTTTCCGTCACGCAATATGTCTAAAGACTTCGTAGTTCCGAAAGTTGATCCCCTGATTGCAAGAAATAAAGTTCTTAGGGATATGATCGGGGTGGATTCAGTTGCTCTAAAGCAGGTCGGGGATAGATATATCTATTATAGGGGTTCTTTTGAGCAGACTGAGGCGATTTCTATTTCCGCGCATATTCTTATAAACGACGAGTATGACCGGTCTAACCAGCAGGTCTTAAAAACTTACAGGTCAAGATTAGACGACGCAAAACGTGAACGGCCCGAACTTGGCTGGGAGTGGGCTTTTTCAAACCCCTCAATCCCTGGATACGGAGTTGATGCCCTGTGGGTAAAATCCGACCAGAAGCATTGGTTTGTCAAATGTAGGTACTGTTCTTACGATTGGTATCTTTCTTTTCCCGATAACATAGACTTTGACCGTAAAATCAGAATTTGCGCCAAATGCCACGAACCCTTGACTAAGACCGATCTTAAAAACGGCCGTTGGGTTTATAAAACGAAGTCTGATACCTCAGGTTACTGGATTTCCCAGATGTTTGTCCCATGGATTTCGGCCGAGCAGATCATAGAAAAATCACAGGGAGATCAGGATATTTTTCATAATTTTGTTTTAGGACTTCCTTTTGTTTCCAAGGATACTTCTGTGACACGGGAGGCGATAATTAAATGTCTTTCCCCAGGGTATAATCCTCGTACAAACGTTGCCATAGGAGTTGATAATGGGGTTGTTAAACACTACGTTATAGGAAACCGCTACGGAATCTTCCAGATCGGATCAACCGAAGATTGGGAGGAGATTGAACGCTTGAGAAACCACTTCGGTGCTATAATGGTAATTGATGCGAACCCTTACCCAAACACCCCACAGAAGTTGGCAAGTAAATATCCTGGACGAGTTTTTATCCATTATTACCAGTCGGACAAGAAGACCCTTGATGTCATCCGTTGGGACGGAATGGTTGTCAAGTCGGATCGTACCAAAATTATTGATTCGGTTGTTTCAGAGATTAACTCCAAAGATGTTGTATTTAACCTTACAGAGAACGCCCTTGAGGATTATATTACCCATTGGAAGAATGTATACCGCATTATCAAGGATACTTCTGAAGGAATTAAGAAACCTGTATGGGAAACTATAGAAGGACGGCCAGACCATTTTGCGCACGCTATGGTTTATTGGCGTATAGCTTTGGAACAGACCATAGGTCAAGGGCGGATTGCGACTCCGGCTCCCCCTGGAGGGCATAAGGGAAGCGCTTTTGTATCTCAGGACGGGACTGTTCCCGCTCTTAATATAGAAGAGGTTTTAGAACGCGCGAGAAATAAGCGTGGTTGGAAATCGCTATGAAATTTTACGACAATCAAAATGACGATTTGGAACCTATCTATACGGAGGAAGAAAGGTTTATTACTGTTTTTTTAGCTAACTTTGCGACGGGTACTAAAAGAAACTTTAGATGTTTTAATTGTTCAAAATTATTATGTCAGTATGAATCAGAGGTAGTTGCTGTTATAGATACGGGGGAAACTCCTAAAAATAAATCTTCACTTGAAGTTCTTTGTACCCGTTGCCGTATAAAATATCGCTTTCTTTGGTAATTTTATTCGTGATATAATCAATACATGGAACCAAACCGAACCGATACTTTATCAAACCCCGAACTTAGGGAGGAAGTTTTATCCCGCGCCGATGCTCTTTCACTTTCCTTGACTCCCGAAAGAATTATTGAGATTATCGGAAGACGCGTTGGAGATGGGGAGAAATTCTGGAACGAAAAACTTGATCTTAAAAAAACTCGCGAAGATAACGAGAAGAGATACCTTAACCAAAATTTTGAAGTAGGAGCTAACTCCCTCTATGATTATCAAGTTCCTTATAAAGACAACCGAATATTCGTTTCCGTTGAGACTTTGGCTTCAAATATTGTTTCCCGCCTTCCGTCTCCCGAAGTCATAGAGGCGCAAGATACAGATGCATCACGGGAACTTGCTTCAAACTACTCTAAGGTCTTACAGCAAACCGCTAAGGATAATTTACTTAAAGGGCATCTTCAGATGGTCGCGCGGCACTTAATTATGGGTTATCGCTTAGGAGTTGTTAAGACTTCATGGGATTTTAACGGAGGGAGGCTTACGGAGAATGATACTTACACAGGGGACATCGCTCTTAATTTTATCAGACCGCATAAGATAATCATAGACGAATCGGCCGAAGACCCAGACAATGTTCCTTTGATTGCCGAGTCCTTATCAAAAACAGTTGAAGAATTAGGGTATCAGTTCCCCGATAAGAAAGATAAAATAATAGAGACAGTCGGAAAAGGCATGGGCGCAAAAGTCAACATGGGGTCCAAGTTGGGCTACAAGGAAATTTGGTTTTCCTTCTTAGACGATAAAGGAATCAAGAGGGAGGGAGTTTGCTGGAAGTATAACGAACTTCTCTTAGACTATGGAATCAATCCTTATTATAACTATGAAGATTCATCCAAGAGCAATTTCCTGGAGAAACCTGAGAAACCCTATGTCCTTTTTAATTTCTTGAGAATTGGGCGATGGGTATATGATGACACTTCCCTAACCGAACAGGCTGCCGTTTTGCAGGATGTTTTGGAGAAAAGAGGCCGTCAGATTGTTGAGAACGCAGATCAGGCGGTTGCCGCCAAGATTTTCAACACTATGCAGATTGACGCTGGGGCCGCCGAGAAGTATGTCGGTGATCCAAGACAAAACATTTTAGTTAAGGGAGATGTGCGAACCGCTTTTGCCCGTGTTCCGGCCCCACTTCTTCCGAGTTATGTTTATCAGGACAAACTTGACGCCCGAGCTGAGATTGATAATATCTTTGGGACTCACGCTCCATTACGAGGAGAAAAGACCGAATCTCCGACATTAGGCCAGGAGGTTATGTCACAACGTTCCGATCTTGGCAGGACTACGACTTTGGTTGAGTCTATGGAAACGGGGGCGACTAAGGTTTTCCATCACATAACTCAGCTTTATAAGGTTTTCGCGAAAGAGGAACATATCCGCCGTTACGTTGGAGAGGATGGACAGAGGGCATTTATCAACTTTTCATCCGATAGAATTGAAGACGGGGTTCAAATTTTCGTTCAGGCGGGTTCTATGGCACCGCAGGATAAGCTCTCCGACAGGCAGGAAGCGGTAGAGTTGGCTAAGATCGGCGGCAGAATTGATCCTTTGTCATTTGCCGAGAAGTGGCACATAGACAAGCCCCGTGAGTTTGCGACTAGACTTTTTTACTTTCTCTTTATGCCCGATAAATACGCGGCCGAGGTTCTTAAGATCGGCCAGTCAGGCGGAGATCAGGATGCTATGCAAGCGATTCAAAGAATACAAGCAGGAGAGAATGTTCCGCCACCTCAAAATCCTACTAAAGAGTATTTAGCGTATTTCAGTCAATTCATTAAGTCTCCCGCTTTCAAACAGCTTGATCCTGAAGTTCAGCGGATAATGCTTGAACATATCAGGGCAACTGTTGACGCCGCAAAACAGGGTTTGGGAGGACAAGGGGAGCAAGGGGGGGCAACAAGAACAGAGTGGGGGTATAATAGACCGAGTCAGAGGAATTCTTGGAGGTAATCAAAATGTTACTTGAAGATGAAAAGAAATTCATAAGGGGAATGTCAAGAGATGAGTTTATACGTGCGTTACGCTACAGGGCTTTTAAGTTTGATAAAAGATATGAAACTATGCCAAAGTCCGTAGAAGAAATAAGAATGGATATGTATAGAAGGGGAATTAAAAATACAAAAAATCCAAGAATGAGAGTGTTTGTTTAATTATGCCAGTAACAATTTCAAAAAAGGATCATTCATATTCTGTTAGCACGCCTAGCGGAACGAAGGCAAAGTCAACTTCCCTTAGAAAAGCATTAGCCCAAAGAAATTTATTAAATGCTGTTGAGCATTCTTCGTGGCGGCCTACAGGTAAACCTTCTCAGATGGCAATGAAAAAGCATGTTATGAAGATGAGGGCTAAAAAAAAGTAGGGGCTTGACAAGATATGTTATAGTCAATATACTATTAACAAGAGACCAAAAGAGTCCGAAGCATTTTGCTTTCGGACTTTTTTATTAAAACATGGTATTTGGAAATCGCGTCACTACAATCACTCAAAACACAATCCTTCCCAAGGTATTTGATACTATTCTCGGAGATAACTGGATTACCTTTAGAATCATCTCAAACGCTAAGAAATGGTCGGGACATACACTTGATCGCCCTCTTAAAGTTACTAAATCTACTCTAGGTGGTTCTTTCTCGGGTATGGACACCCATTCTACTGCAACAGTTGATACCCGAGTTTTGATGTCTTATGATACGAGAGGTTATGAGATGCCAATCGCGATTCCAGGAATGGAGAAGGCGGTCAATAGAACAGAGGCTGAGGTTATTAACTTAGTCCGAGTTGAGACAGAATCTGCCCAAGAGGACGCACTTGATGATATCGGTACAATACTCTATGCGGATGGAACTGGTAATTCAAACAAAGAATTTTTAGGCTGGGATGCTTTGATAGATGACAACACATCTGTCGTTACACTCGGAGGACTTTCAAGGACTACTTATCCCACTCTTAAAGGAACACGAACTGCTTCGGGTGGAACTTTAACTTTAACAAAAATTGCAACTCTCATTTCAGCTGTATCCGCAGGATCGGCGGCACGGCAACGTCCGACAGTCTTTGTTTCAAATGAGACGATCTGGGATTTATATGAATCTCTGTTGACTCCTACACAACAGGCAACTTACGAATCAACCGGACTTCCGATGATGACTAGGACTTCAAAGGCTCCTATTCGTTCGGCAGAACTTAAAGGCGCGGCAGGGTATGTTGCTCTTACTTTCAGGGGTATTCCTTGGATTGCGGATGAGAAGTCTACCGCACAGACACTTTGGGCGGCAAACGAGAACTATATTGACTGGTATGGACTCAACGATCCTGATCTTGAATCCATAAGTCTTGGGACTGCGGATATTGAGGGAGTTTATTCTGAAGCTCCATCTAAGAACACCGGATTTCAGTGGACAGGCTTTTTGAGACCGATCAACCAATATGGTGAGGTTGCGCACATTTACTTACTAGGCAATCAAGTTACGTTCAACCCGAAACGCCATGGGAGGCTAACCGGAATAACGGGAGTTTAATATGACAGATATATTACAAAACATATACGACGAAAGTTCAGGACAACAGCACAAACTGGGGGAGTTATATATTGACCCATTTGGCAGAAAATTCCGCTATGTTCAGGCTGGTGCTTCGGCTTTAGTTACAGGGAATCTTCTTCAGGAAGCAGCAGAAGTCACTAACTTCCGCTCAATGGTAGTTCAGGCGGCAGTTGCAATCGGGGACACCATGATTCCCGTAACTTTGGGTGGGACAGCAGTTACTGCCAATCAGTTTGAATCAGGAGATTTGGTTGTAGAATCTTCAACCGGAATTGGGCAGGTATTCAAGATCGTAAGACATGATGTTCAGACTTCAACAACCGGTACTTGCAAGTTCTATGTTGACAGAGCAGTCAAAATTGCCCTTACTACATCTTCACAAGTTTCAGTCAGGAAAAATGCTTATGATGGAGTAATTCAGTATCCGGCAACCACCCAAACAGGTGGAGCAGTTGGGATTGCTCTTTACGCCATGACTGCCGCCTACTATGGATGGATTCAGTCAGGAGGAGATTGTGCGGCACTCTTTGACGACGGCACAAATACTTCAAACGGCGTAACGGGAATAGTTCCATCGGCATCAGTAGCGGGTTCAGTTAAACCGGCGGCTGAGACAGACGCTTCCTCAGCTTGGATTGGTTGGAGTAGGGAAGTGGCATCAACTGATTCAACGATGGGCTTTGTTCATTTGACAATTGACTAACGCATTGACGAGGTATTTCAGGATGCGTAAGGATTAACCCCTTACGAGGGGTTTTTTAACAAATATGGCTAAAGATAAAAACAAAAAGAGTACGGAAGAGGTATCAACCATTAGGGTTTGTGGAGAATGTGATGGGGAAAAAACAGCCAATGGAAAAACACCATGCGAAGTTTGTAACGGAACAGGAGTATTAGAATAATATGGGAAAAGCA